GCTAGTGGGAAATCACAGATTCGAACTGTGGACTTTCTGCGTGTAAAGCAGACACTCTAACCACTGAGTTAATCTCCCTGGAGCGGACAATCGGATTCGAACCGACGACATCTAACTTGGAAGGATATCGTTCTACCACTGAACTATGTCCGCATTATTTGATTGTAAGACAGAATCAAAATTCTGTCAAGCCCCCGACAAGATTTGAACTTGCGACCAATGGTTTACAAAACCATTGCTCTACCACTGAGCTACAAGGGCATTATGCTCCATAAGGAGCAACGGAAGTGGTAGGATTCGAACCCACGATGGCTTTCACCATGCTTGTTTTCAAGACAAGTTCCTTCAACCACTCGGACACACTTCCATTCATCAATTATACACTATCTATACAACGGAGTCAAGTGTATAATTGGTAATGAGCAACTCAGTCTTTACATTGTCCTGAGTTCCTTTCTCACCACGATGAACCATCGAATACCTTAACTTCCATTCATTTAGATTATACTCTTTATAACGACTCAATAACCAATCATTGAGATTGTAAGTAATCATAAAACGATGAGGACATTTATCCACATCATCAGCAAATCTTTCGTGAGAGAATGATGAGTGAAGTTTTCTTCCAGTTCCATAAAGGAAGTCCTTAATATCATAAGGTGGGTCAAGAAATACAAACACATCATCACCCTCTGCGTTCATCACTTCTTCATAGTCAATGTTTGTAATCCTCCAGTCCTTAATAATATAAGAATACCTAGGAAGTTTATCAATACCAACCAATGAGAAGTTAGAACGTGATGCTTGAACTGAAAATGTTGAGTTCTCTGTAAGACCAGAATAAGAACACTTATTCATTACAAAGAACGCAACTGCTTGGTCGATTGGTTCAAGATTACCAATCGTGTGAGAGTAATCATCAAAGAGTTCTCGGTGTGCATTATCATCACCATTCACTTCTTCTTTGATTGCTCTCAACTTATCTTTAAGAACTTGTCCGTCATCACGAAGTTGAACCCAAAAGTTATACAAGTAATAATACTTGTCATTGACCCAGATGGGAACTTTTGGATAGTTTTGTGATACCATTAAAGAAATGCTTCCACCACCCAAGAAGGGTTCACGGAACTCTTTGAAGTCACTTGGAAACCAAGGAGCAAGAGTTTTTAATGCTTTACTCTTGCCTCCAGGGTAACGGAGCATTGTCTTTAACGGAAATTGTTTCATCGGTTCTTAATCCAGTTATTCATCGTTTCACGAAGAAGGTCAGACAGTCTATCAGGAGACGCAGGAAAAGTAAAGTTAGCAATATCCAAATCAAGAACAGTGAGTTCATTGATAGGAAATTGAACCATTACCCCATCACCTTTGCTTACATAATACTTCTGTGCTGTCTCACGAGAAGCAATAGCAACTCGATAAGCATCACGGTCGATAATCATTACATAATCAAACTTGTCTTCTGTTTTGAACCGATTGAATGCAACTTCACTCACATCTCCTCGGTAGTTTTTCATCTTAACATCTTTGCAGGTTCCATCTTTTTTGAAGAAACCTTTGAGGAACTTTGCTTCAATACGAACAAGTTCTTCAAGAACTTTCAAGAGAAAATCAACACCATCTTCGTCAATATATTCAACCTGTGAAAAACAAGCAATAGCAAGTTCAAATACTTTTGCTCTCAAAAAGTTATCTGAATTACTCTTAAATCCTTTATCAGAATAAGCATCTTTAACTGCCCCAAAGATAAGGTTCCAGTCAAATTCAGTTTCACAGATGTTTTTAAATTCAGTAGTCGTAATCATAAGTTAGATAATTCTATAAGTTAGAGTTTACGATTTGCCCTTTCGGGCAATAGGAGTAGGGAGACTTGAACTCCCACGACCTTAAGGTCAACAGATTTTAAGTCTGGTGTGTCTACCGATTCCACCATACTCCCATAAGACAATCATACCACAGAGAGTTGTGATTGTCAAGGGTTGCCGTGTGGTTGTGAGTCTAAATCAAAACTCTTTGATAAATGCCCCACTGGATTTTATCTAAAGTCTTGAACCACGGCGATGCTCGCCAAGGGAATTGAACCCTTCTCCGCCAAATTATGAGTTTGGAGCATTCTACCAGATTGCTAGACGAGCGTTTGTAAGAACTCTTCCCAACTATTACCATAATGTAATATATGATGACAATTGTGACAAAGAAGATCACATTTGTCAACTTCTTCTTTAATGGTTTTCCATTTCCTATTCGCAAATGATCTCCCATCAAGTTTTAATTCTTTTTGGGAAGGGTCCCTATGATGAAAGCATAGAGTTGCTGGTCTATTTTCTCCACAAGATTGGCACTTACCACCTTTATATTGAAGAGATTTCCATTTGTTGGAATAACCTCTTGCTTTTTGTTCGGTATAAGTGTTTCTGTTCACGATATTTTCATCATTTTTATAACGCCATTTCTGTCTACAAGCATTACTACACCATTTTTTTAGTCGTCCTTTTGTCATTCTTTCATTAAGAATGTCGCATCTACAACCTTGACAAGTAGTAATAGTGGTAAACATAATGGTGTTATGGTGATATACATACACCTATTTAGCATAAAAAGATGAGAACTTACACACTCATCAGCATACCATCTTTCTTCATTTGAGAAATCATTTTACCTACACTTTCTCCATTATCAAAAGCAGTATAAAGACTGTCTTTGAAACCATCAATGCTATCACATTTGAAGATATAAAACTTATCAGGTTTGTAAGTGTAAGCAACACCGACTTCACTGGTTTCTTGATTAAAAGAAACTTTAGCAACAGCAGAGGAGTTTGTCACTTCAAGGACTTCCATTTGCCTCATTCATTTGATTACCTTGCAATCATAGCACGGGTTCTGGGGTCTTGGCAAGGGTCAGGGACGGTTCAGCAACTGTCTCATCCCTGTCCTTTTCACAAAAGATTCAAGTCCTTGATTGATGGGACGCACTTTCACATAAATTTCTTCAGGAACTTCACCAAAGTATCCTTGTAACCAAGGACACAGCCACACAGGAATACAAAGTGTCGTATCACTATAAGTCGTTCCTTCTTCATCAGATACTTCTTTTACAAGCAAAGTATCATAATCATCAGGTTCTTCTGTATTCAAACTGATTTCCATTTGGTCTTCTGCAACTGCGTGTCGTCCAGTTTCAAAATAAAAGTGCTCGTCAATTGCTTCTTCGGTTCCATTCATCAAGAGTTCTTGAACCGTATTATTATGTGGATGGTCGAATGCCCACAATCCATCTTCAAGTTTGTAAGCAAGTACAGTCAGTTCCATAGTCTTCTTGGATTTCCAATATCATAGCATAAAAAAAGGTGCCTTTGGGGCACCTTGGGACGGTTTGGGAAGTGGTCCTCAACCGATGATGCTATCTCTCCACTCTTCACTCATATTTGACATAATTGCAATTGCTGCTTCTTGAGTATCAGCATATCCTTCATCAAGAAGATGCGAAAGAATTAAATCAAACATATCAAAATCTTCTTTCTTAGTTCCTTTTCTTGGATATGTAACTGCTTGTGGTTCTCCAGCACCTTTGACAACACGAGTAACTTCAGCAGCATGACGGCTACCATACTCTCTTGCCATTTGACCTGTCATTCTCTTCACATAAGGCTTTTCTCTATTCATTCTTTGAGAAACTGTTTCTTCAGTTCCATCCTTTCTCTTACTTTTTGAAGATGGAGTTGCACGAAGTTTCCAATCACTTTTGAACTTCTCTTCAGGACCGTAACCTGATTTATCTTTACCAGCATCTGCTTTTTTCTTTGCTGCTTTCTTTTCGTCTGCTCTAATTTCTGCTTGAGTTCGACTTGGTTTATAAGGTTTTACACCAGGTGCTCTCTCTTCATCAAGTTCATTATAAACTTGAGTATAAGCTTCTTGGAGATTGTAAAGGTCTTTTGAGTTCATCGTTACAAATCGTTTTGTATTTATTTATATATTATTCAATCTTATCTAAATCTATGATTAACAATTTTTCCAGTTTCTAATGGATTTTTGTAAAATACATCATAAGAATCTTTTCCATTATTATAATCTTGTTTTCCTGCCATTTGAATTCTTTTTATTTGCATATCATATTTAATTTCTCTATCTCTCTTTTTTTCAGTTTGTCTTCCTTTTCTCAAATTAGATTGACTTTGACTCAGTTTTCTTATTTGCCGATTCATTAATTCACCAGGCATTTGCTTAAATTCTTCATCAACTTTACCAGTCATCAATCCAGTTTTTGCGGACTTTTCAGTGCTCCTTTTGCCGAAGATTTTCTTATAAAGTTTTGCACGTTTTGCTTCACCAGTCTTCTTGTCTTCACCAGACATCACAGCAGTTGGTTTTCCAATTACAGTATCACCTTTCTTTGCTCCTGCCCTCTTTAAATGTTTCGGAGTATCTTTAAGTGCCTGAATAAAGTTTCTACCCCTCTCCATTTGTTGGTCTTTATCACCTTTACCAACATCACTATCACGATGCATTACATCTACAGTGTGAACTTTACCTCTCTTATTAGCACCTGATTTAGACATACTCTTCTTCAAGTCCTTCACCCTTCTTACACTTTCACTTGAAGGTGCAGTCTTGAGTTTAGTCATTCCAGTCGCAGTTCTTCCTGCTGATTTGAACTTCTTAATGAGTTGTTCTCCCTTTGCTGCTTTTCTTGCTGATGAATATGTGCGGATATAATGGTCTTGCTCAGTGCTTCCATAATCATCTTCAGTATCTTCACTATCATAAGTTGTATAATCTTTTGCTTTGGTTCTCAAATCTTTAGTTGAATACTTACCAGTTCCTTTGAGTCCTGCCTTTTTTGCAACTGATGCTGTAGTTCTCTCTTGTCTATCCATATCAGCACCACGACCACGGGCAAGAGTTACTTTACCTCTGGTTCTTTTACCACTTCTTTCACCACCAGAACTTTCTTCAAGTTCTTCAATATCTTCTTTTACACAACGATTGTAAGTCTTTCCAAAGAGTTTTTGAGTGCCCTTCTTCTTATATCCAGGCCAACACTTCTTTGCTTCTGAAATAAATTCTTGATAAGTTTTCATTTTGATCCCCAGATGGAATATCTACCACCATACTGACCTCTCCAAGAATCTGCTGCCTTACGTTTTGCTTGAACTCTATCAGTTGCAGTTGTTCCTGGTTTTGGTGCAGTCTTTGCACCTCTCTCCTTCTTCACTCCTCTTCCAGAACCACCTTCACCATGTTCGTGTGGTTTGAATCCCATTGTAGGTCCTCCGTGAGTTCCACCTGCCTGAATTGCTGGATAACCACCTACTTTACCTTGCTTGTATCTTCCAAGGTCAGCAGTAGGGTTGATTTGCTTTTTCTCAACAGTTTTTGTTTCCCACTTTTTACCACTACCTTCTGGTGCTTTTTGCACAGTTTTATATTTCTTAGTTAGATAAAGAGGAGTCTTCTTCTTTCCAGCAACTTTATCCTCTTTACGCATCTCAACGAGATATGCTTCTTCTAAGAACTCTCTGAAGGTCTTCATCTTTTTCTAACTTTTATTTTTATTTATTTGCTTTTCTCTTTGCTCTTCTTGCTGCAGCAGCAAGAAGTTCTTTGTGACTAATTGCAGACTCTCTACTTCCTGGTCCAGAAACAATATCTTTTGTCTTTCCTTCAAGTTCGTGTGCTCCACCAGCACGATGGTAAATTCCAGGTTTATCTGCTGGGTCAGTGGATTTCTTTGTGCCCATCACATTCTTCGGATGATGCCCGTGATAAACACCAATCTTTGCATCTCTTGCTTTTCTTGCTTCCCACTCAGCATCACTCATAGATGCTTTTAATTTTGCAGAATGATGTGTTGGAGTAATATGATGTGCTTCTAATCCTTTTGCTTTTAACTTTCTTACTTTAGTATCTGCCGATTCTCTTTCTGATGAAGAACTTAGACTTGCAATTCTTTCTGCTCTTGCTTGTCTTTCCTTAACACCACCTTCTTTTGGTTTTAATCTCCACTTTGGATTTTCAGTGCTGCCAGCATTGTTTGCATAATATCCAGATGGAATTCCACCGTGATGTTTTTCAAGTTCTGCTCTACTTGAAAAATGTCTTTGTGCTTCACTAATATATGATTCTTCTACAAACTCTTTGAATGTTTTTTTCTTGCGATTTCTTGCTGGATGTGAAACTCTTCCACTATCTAAGTTTCTCTCTGCTTCACCTCTTTTCTTTGCCCACATTTGCATCAAAGCAGTTCCAGGTGCTTCAATGTGTCCAGTTTTCACAAAATCCTTTGGTGATTGTGCAGCAGATGCTGCCATTGTTGCTGCTAAAAATGCATTAGCAACTTTCTCTCTTTTCTTTGCTTCTTGGAGCATTTAGACACAAAAATATCTCTGATTATTTATCATATATGGGAGAATCAACATAAGAAAGAGACTTGACGAAGAGTTCAGTAAATCGTTCTTGCTTTTCTGGATGCACATATGCTGGATTTTGCGAAATTGCTTTGCGTAAAACATCCATTTCTTCAAATTCTTCTTTACTTAAACTCATCGAAAACTCCCCTACTCTTATATTAGCATTCTAACACACTATCTAGGTACATGTCGTTTCCTTAAGGATGTCTTCAGGTTTCCGTAAAGTCTCGTAACAATTGAATTTCTCGGTCTAACTCAGCATCATTTTTACGTTTATGAAATTCAGACCACAAAGAATTATGAACGTCCATTAGTTCTGAAATCCAAAATCCTTCAGGATAGATACCCAAAGCATCTTGAAGACCACGATGACTGGTTCCTTCTTTTTCTGCTTTACACATAATATGACAGATTGCTTGGACCATATCATACTTATCTTCAGAGGAAAGCATATGATACTTTCCTACTGCTTTTTGAACTGATTGTTCTGATGCTTCTTGTAGTTTTTTACAAGCATCAGAATCCCACCATTCTTGTAGTGCTTTACCAAATTCGTTAGGTTGTTTTTCAGTCATCATTCTCCAAACATAGTTCCGAAAAAACCACTACTTCCTGGTTTTCGTGATTCCAGTTTATCCAATAAAGAATCAGTGTGTATTACACTATCAATACGACTAATTAAATCAGCAATCACACTACAAACCATTGGTCGTTCTGTTCTTGCAGCAAAAGCAAGGGAATTGCGAAGTGATTCTTGTGCTTCTTTAAGTGATTCTTCTACTTGTGTTCCCAGTGCCATTTTTAGTTCTCCTTTTTAATCAGTTTAAATGAACCATCACCTTGATTGTGCCATTCAATTGCATCACCTGCTTTCCAATTAATTTGTTCTAAAAGGTCTTCTGGAAATGTGACATTGTAGTCATCATCAACAGGAACCACCCAAGTTTTCACTTTGTTTTTTGCTTCAGCAGCATCACACATTGCATCCAGTTCTTCATCAGTATAACGAAGTGCTTTCATATCATTGTGACCACAAGGACGCACACCATTATCTTTTACTTCTTCTGGATAATGAGATTCTTCCCCAACTTTCCAAAAATCATTCCAGGATTTCTTACATTCGGGTGATAAATCATCCTTATCACATACAAGATTTTCTTTTTTATCAACATATTCATCATATGCTGGAATATGACCTTTACCATTACCATTCAGAAGAGCAAGAAGTTCATAGCATCGTCCTGTGTGATGTTTGAAATAATGGTAGTTTTCTTCGGTTGCTTTTTTAATTACATCATATATTTCTTGTGGAGATGCCTCCGAAGACAAAAGAGCATCATTCATCCACTCTTCAAGTCTTTCAAGAGAATGCTTCTTGTAGTCAAAGTTCATTATTAAAGTCCTTGATTGCTTGTTCCATAATAACCTGTATCTCTTTGGAAGTCAATCCATTCAACCACTTCCAATTTGGGTCTTCCTTGTCCCAGTCCATAGTATAAGACCCATCTTCATTTTGAGTAATCTTTAAAGTATCAATCTTTTGGTTTGGGTTTGTTGCACTCATTGCAGTAATATGAATATCCGTGTTTAAATGATTTTACAACTTGATAATACTCTTTGTCTAATGGTTTTTCTTCATTACATTTAGAGCACTTTCGTAGTTCCGATGCCCGTATTGCCCCAGATACGTCTTTCTTTTTTACGCAGTTTCTTAAGGTCTTTATAGAGTTCTTTAATTTGTTGATAAGCATCTTCAGGTGAAAGTTTTCCACTAATTTCAAATCCCGCAATAAGTCCAACTTTATCTCCAAAACGTGCTAGTGCTCTTTCGTATTGAGAAAGATTTTCATACATCAGAGATTCTCCTCTTGCTCCGTAAGAATTACACAATCACTCAGAGGATATGCAACACAAAGCATAGAGAAACCCTCATTCATTTGGTCATCATCAAGGAAAGATTGTTCAGAATTATCCACTTCACCTTCCACAACCTTACCAGCACAAGCAGAGCAAGCACCAGCACGGCAACTGGAAGGAAGGTCAATACCTGCATATTCAGCAGCATCAAGAATGTATTGGTCTTCGGGACACTGGATAGTTTGTTCGGTTCCATCAGCGGAACGGAGAGTTACATTAAAAGTCATTTGTCAAGAGTATAATTACTTAGATTATAAGTTACGGGGTGAATATTGTCAATCTTTGCTTGTAGTCTGTTTTCAATTTCATACAGAGAATTTATAAGTTCTACATTCTCCTGTTCCAATTTTACGATACGTTCTTCTAACATAACAATTTTTTGAAACATAGAACTATCAGATATTGAAACTTGATACGGTTTGAGAAAATTATCAATCCACCTAAACATTAGATTACTCCTATTTCTTTAAGATATGCTTGGTATCTCATAAATCCTTGAATACGAATTGGTCTTTCTAAACTATTACAACATTCAACATAACTGTTGAATTCAAACCACGGCGTTGTTGGGTCTAGTTGGGGGAATTGGCTCTTTTGTGTGCAATTTTTTAATGAACTTAGAAAGTTCTGCAGTTTCTTCCCATTCCCAAACTGTTCCATCTTTTTGCGTATAAGTTCTTTTAGTCATATTTTTTTAAAGCATACACTATTAAAATTACCATAAACTCCTCTCAAAGTCAATTTTGTATGTTGAGAGTGAATTTTTATTGTTTCTACAAAATATGCAGTATTTTCAAATAAAATTTTTCTTGGGTCATCATTGTTTCCCCAATTAATTTGGTCTTGAGTACAACCAATATAAATTACTTTATCCCCATGTTTAAAGTTTTCCACCCACTGTGCCCTCGTAGGAAACTCCTACATCATTTAGGCTGCCTTCTTGTTTCCACTTCAAATAATATCTTGTAGCCCTAACACAATTATCTTCAGTCAATGAAGTAATAATTGGTTTGCCATCTTTATCGTAACTGCCCCAAGTTCCCCATTTCTTTTGCTTTACATAAAAGCAATCATCATAAAGTTGTTCCACTTTGAACTCCATCGACTTGAATATAAATTGTGGTTTCATCATTCCAATGACGAATGACCCCAGCACATATGAATATGTTGGTAATCAAATAAGTTGCAAACAGAATTGTTCTGATAAGTGCAATCTTATCTGCTTCTCTATTGTTTTTTCCTACTTTTTCTCCCAGTGCCTTGCACCACAGTCTCCACATTTGTTCCAGGTTTAATGAATAGTTGATAATCTTTTTGTTTCAATTTACACTTAGAGATGTATTTCTCTGCGTGATTCATATTTTGAAAATAACACTTTTTAGTGTCTTTCAATTCCTTTCCATCTTTATGTATAACAAGAATAGGAAACTGTACGTGAGGGAACTCAATCGTTTCTGATTTCTTTTTCATTTGGTTTCATCTTCTTCGATTGTTTCTTCTACTTGTTGATTTCCCTTCTCTCGTTGTGCTGCAATTTCCAGCATTTCTTCGTGAGTCAGATAAACATAACTAGTGTTTTCTTCGGGCATAGTGGTGCTCCTGGGTTCTCTCCATATTATAACACCCTTTCCCAAGAACGGGAAAGGGTGAGGGACACTTTGTGAAGTGTCTCACATCATATTTTTTTCAACTTTTTGTTTTTGTGCTAGCTCTCTATGAACATGAGCTCTATGTCTCATACCAGCACGAACTTGTGTTTTTGCATAATCAATAGAACGTTCTTTAGATGCAAGTGCTCTTTTTTGTGCTTCTTCTACTTGCTCTTGAAACTCTCTAAAAGATTTCATCTTAAACTTTTTCTTTTATTTATTAATCTCTTTGTCTCCAATCATCTGGTTTATCTCTACCTTCACTAAAGAAATCAATAATATCATCGACACTATCAAATCCACCGATACCAAATCTTTCATTGCCAGTTCCTCCAATATCAAGTTGATTTAAAAAATCATCAAGGTCTCCTTTTTGCATATTGGGATTTTCTGCGGTTCTTCTTGCTTGCCTAAGCATTGTTCCAGCAGTGCGATTTGCTTTTGCAAGTTTCTCCGACCAAATCATATCTTCCAGACTAACTTCTTCACGATGTATAATTTTTGAACAAATTGCTTCAAGACGCAAACGATACTGTGTTGAAAGCATTATAAAATCCCAGATATAGTGTTATTTATTGAACGTTTTTCTCTTCTTTCTTTTTCTTAAAATACTCTTTATAATACTTTTCTTTTAATTTTTCTATGTATTTAAAATCTTCTGCTTCGTCTAAACAATCCAAAATATAAGAAACGCCCTCTAATTCTGAGATTAGACGGGCGACAGTGATTGCTGATTGTGGATTAACGTTCCACTTATTCTTCATAATCCTCTTGATAATACCCACTCACAACTTTGTCATTCCAAGCAGTCGGCAAATTATGCTCTCTTGCTCTCATATGATTTAAACCTGAAACAGGAAGACCCTCCAAGTCTTCTTCGTGTAATACTCCATCCAGTTGACGTATTTCATTGAATGTATGCGGAAAACGAAGTGCTCCGCTATTCATTCCTTCAAGATTGCGATGAGTTCTAGACATAATGTTTGTGAATAAACACAATACTAATTATATCACTTCTTAAATTCTTTTTCAAGTTCTTTTGCAAGTTTCAATGCTCTTTTCCACATCAACCACTTCACCACTGGATTTCTCGGATTATTCAACAACCACCACTTTGTTTTTTCGTATTGAAACTTTATAATTTTAGAAACCAATAAGAAAGCATAAGCAACACTATCATCCGTTGCTACAAGGTAGAAGACAAAGATAAAAATCCCAAACCAAAGGTAATAGGATGTCATTGTTTTAAGGAATAAAGATATTCTATAAGATTTATTTTCAAATCTTCCAACTCCTCTTCGCAACCAAGTTCTTTTGCTGTCATTCGAATTTCAATATTTTTTGTATGAAGGTCTTCAAGCATCAGGTCAATTGCTTGATTTTTTGATTGGTTTGGCATTTTTATTTTCTTTTACAATAACTGGACAGGATGGGACAATCTTTTTTATTTCTTTAATGATTTCTGTTTTTTGTTGATTATTCAAACCAACCACATTTACTACATTATCAATCAATTGAATTGCTTGCGAACAAGATATAATGGTTGTTGAAAGTATCAGAGCAACCATAACCCTACTCCTAATTCTATATCTATCTAATCAGTAAATCCCAGATTGCAATCACTAGTGTCTACAATTTTCCAATCAAGGTAAAGTTCATTTAGATAATCAAGCAAAGCATCTTCATCTTTAGGAATAACTTCATCTTCATCCAGTTCAAAACTTGCTTCACAAAGTGCTGGACCATATTCTGGTGGGTCATAAAGAGTAGCAGGATAAATCTCAATTACATCTTCCACAATACCACGAACATAGATTTCATTTTCGTTTTGTTGAAAGGTTTCAATTACACTAATCATTTTTTTCTACGAGTTTCCTTTTGAATAAATTTCTTTGCGGTTTCAAGGGAATGATGAACACATATTTGTTCTCCATTATAAATGGAGATATACTTATTTTTGTGCCAGGGCACTGCTGCCCACATCCCATCACTGCTAATGTATCCGTCAGTGTTCATAAGCATTATAAAGTAAACAAACAGGCACGGCTGGACTCGAACCAGCAATAGACAACTTAGAAGGTTGGTGCATTATCCATTATGCTACGTGCCCATAAAAAAGAGAGGAACTCTCTCTTCAAATTTTACCTCGACCAATCATCAAAGTCAATATCTTCGTTTTGAATCTTATGATGAAGTTGGTAAAGGTCTTCATAATCAATCCCAAGATATTCTGCGAAACTTTCTAGGTCTTCGTGTTTATCAAGATTGACTAAATCCTTGGTTTCTTGAGTCATTTTCATTCCTCCATTCAATAGCCGTATCTTGAAATCATTTGGTCCATTCTATCCTCTCTATACTCTTCTTCTTGATTGTCCTCGATGTTATTTTCTTGGAGCTCTTCGTAGATTGTATCTGCGTCTTTATCTAGAAAAAGTTGAGTCATAGGAAGAAAAAGGGCAAAGTTTGTTCTATATATCACAGAAAAGGGAATCACCCCTCTTCTGTGTTGTTTTGTTGAAATTCTGCGTCAATTTTGTCGTAGAGTTCAACAAATGTTGCTTTCGTCTCATCATCAAAACGATTCAGACAAACTTTGAGTGCTTTGTCTTTCTTACCAAAGATAGAATATGCTTTGATAATATGAACCAGACGACGAGTAGAAATCACTTCATCAATACCACCATCAGCAAAGGTCTTACGAATAATCTCAGACCAAGTGCAGAGGTGTTTGATGAAATCGGTGTGCTCACCAATCATAGGAATATTAAGTGATTCTGCCACCTTTGTCAAGATTTTGGTTTCCACAGAAATAGTAGGATATTCCTGCTCGAAGGTAATCGGGAATCGTTCCAAGAATGCTTCATTCAGCACATTGGTGCCGATGAAACGACCATCATCAGAACCTTTACCTTTGGTGTTTGCAGTTGCAATCACATTGAATCCTGCCTTTGGAGCAACGTGCTTGCCAATCTTCTTCAGAAAGACACCTTTACCTTCCAGAACAGATTGCAGACACATAATCTTGTTAGATGCCAGGTCAATCTCATCCAGAAGAAGAATTGCACCACGTTCCATTGCTTCAACCACAGGACCATTGTGCCATACAGTTTCCCCATTCACAAGCCTAAATCCACCAATCAGGTCATCCTCATCAGTTTCAACGGTGATATTGACACGAATCAGTTCCCGATTAAGTTGGGCACAAGACTGTTCCACACCGAAAGTTTTTCCGTTGCCAGAAAGACCAGTGATGAAAGAAGGATAGAATAGACCAGACTGAATAACTTTCTTAATATCCGAAAAGTTACCAAAGCTGACGAAGGTAGCATCTTTTTTGGGAATAAGGTTTTGAATAACAGAGGTCATAGTTGCCACACCAGGAACCGTATCGGAACCTTCTGCAGCAGGAGAGTTGTAAGTTTCTTCAAGTTCTTGCACGGTTGCCTCCAGATTCCATTTACCACGACCCACCTTATATTGATTCAGATACTTGGAAAGAGTCGCATAAGTTGTATTGAGTTGCGTTGCAACTTCTTTAACGGCATCAGCACCAAACTCGGTGCCAAACTTTTCTTTCAGAATAGAGATTGCTTGGTCGGTCATAATGTTAGATTTGCTAGGCATCGGTTGGTTTGATTACTTCGTAATCATAGCAGGGATTTGGGGGGTTTGGGGTGCCTTAGGGACACCCCGCAAAGTGGTCTAGGCAATCATTTCAACAAAAGAACCCAGAAGTTTTTTGTTAGTCCTTTTCTTGCCAAGAACTTTAGTGAAGGCAGATTTGATTTGTGCCTTGGTCGCATTCTCGGGAACAGAGAACTCCTCTTCTTGTGCAAGAGAACTAGAAGCAATCACATTGAATTGGTCAAATCCAGTATTATCAAAACGAACACATTGGTTCTTTTTGTATTCTGATTTCACACTATCATAGTTGTTATAATCACCACCATACCAACGATAGCAGGTTTGAAAATCACGACTAGGAGTGATACGGAAATTGATGAGATTCACAGTTGGAAACTTATCCTTTACCGTTTGAAGAAGAACTTTCGCATAACGAGGGAAATTATCATAATTCAGGGGAGGATAAATCCGACCAGATTTACGATCACGAATTGCAGTACGATTGTACTTTGTATGACCGATATAAGAATCACTATCATACTTTTTACGTTCAACCGTCACAGAATTTTGATACCCTTCACCATCAGTCAGAAAAATAACATTGACCTTCTGCAGTTTATTCTTTGCCTGAAAATCAGGAATCAAAGAATGAAGAGCAATGATACTTTCACCAATCGGAGAACCAGACAGGTCAAGATGAGGAGGAACAGCACCAGACCGTTTCTGATAAGAATAGCAAGCAACCCAAATGTTCTTGAGTTGTTCTTCAAGAACACGATTATTGGTCTTGCTGGTGAAAAAATTCATCAGACGGAAAGAGTTTTCAGGTGCAAGAACACCAGCAACTTTTTCATAAACAGGAGGATGATTCGGTTGCAGTTCCACATAAGAATTGCAATCTACAGTAAAGGCATAAACCTCAAAAGGAATATTTACTTTACGGCAAAACCAAATGAGATTTAGAAGTTGCTTATAAGCATCCAGAATGAATTCATTCATTGAACCAGACCAGTCAAGAATAAAAATGAGACCGTGATTCTTACCATCAGGAACCACAGAGACCTTCTTAAACAGGTCTTCATTGAACTTATAGGTATGAAGTTTCTGTGTATCCAGAACACCAGTACGAGCGGTGCTAGAACGAGCATACTGGTCTGCAGATTTCTTACACTCAAACTCTTTTACAAGATAAGAAACTTCTTTTTCTGCAGACTTCTTGTAAATATTGTATTCTTTACAAGCAGCATCATAGGAATCACGAATCCAACTATTATTATTTGTATAGAACTCCTTTGCTTTACGATGAATAAACTCATTCGGAATCACCATCGTTTCAAGATTCATTTTGGGAAGTTCCACATAATGAGTTTCATGAGCATACTTATCCACAAGGTCCTGAGACTTCTCATCAAAAGAACGAGAAGTTTTGGATTTCAATTCATCTTTATTAGTTTCTCCGTGCTGATTACTTGCTTCCTGACCAAAACCACCACCATTTGGTGCTTCCAGAGACTTATTCATCTCATCACCAAAGGATTCACCATCAGTTTGAGACTGTCCCTGAGAATCTTGTTCTAGTTCAGTTTTATTCTGTCCGTCCTGATTCTCACCATCTTCAGAAGATTGCGATTGAGGAGTTTCAACTTCTTCCCCACCAGAACCAGACATTTCATCTTCACCACCAGCACTGGGCATAGAATCTACCTTCTGACGTTTGTATTGCACGAACTCGGTAATTTCACGAGCAAGTTGCAGCACTTCATCAAAGGTTTCGGTACAAGAAGCACGAGTCAGAAACTCATTTTCTTCATCACCGAAAGCAATGTTATGAAATGCACCGATCTTGAAGTACAGATTGATTCGGTCAATAAAACTCAAATCATCCAGTTTCTCATCCTTAGTGGAGAAGAAATCATCGTTGTTGAGTTCATTATAACCATTATAGAAAGTCCGAGAAAGACCAGGATACTTTTTCTTCATCAGACGTTCTACACGAACATCTTCCAGAACATTCACGAAGTCTTTAGGAACTTCAGGATATTCTTCAGTCCAGTCAATATTATCGGTATAAAGTGCGTGACCCACTTCATGACCAACAAGAAGGTCATAAACAATCGCAGATGCTTTATCCCAGGTAGGAAGAGTCAACACACGACGATCCACATCAAACATTGCAGTCGGAACTTTTTTGTGCTCGATGATAAGATTCTCAGTTGCCAGACATTTGGCAAGAGAACCCTTGACTTCTAGATTTACGGACATCTGGTTTGCTTTTGAACTTCTAGTATCATAACAGAAAAAAGGGGGCAGTTGCCCCCCAATGTTCCACCTCGAAAACCGTCCCCACCACAGAACGGGTCTTACAACTCAAAGATACAAAGTTGTGAAGACTTATTCATCATACATCAAACAATTTTAGGTGTCAAGTGTTGACAAGATATCAAAATCTACCTAAAATCACTCTGTTGGGTTTGAAGATAAATTATATCTCAGTATCTATAGGTCTTTCCCATTCAGTACCTTCTTGAACTATACCATCTCCATCACCATCCCTTGCGTCAGGGTTATAACCATCAGCAATTTTTTCTTCTAATGTTTGTTCTATAGAAACATTCTCCCAAGGAAGAGGCAATGAAATGATCGGAGGATTGTGTTGTGATGCGATTTCATTTGAAAGTCTCATTTGCAAATAATCAACATCAAGGTTACTTTCTAACCAACCAATCACAGTTTCTTTTGTTAAAGTTGAGTAATCAAAAAATTCTTCTGAACTTGGTGATGAGAGAGGATAAGAATTAGAACATTCTGCAGAATATCCATTCTCATCTTGTGCTTTTAGTCCCCAATTGATAACTTTTACTACGTTCGTCAATCCATTTTCCGATGGGGCACAATCCAATCTAGAAATACTCCAAGTATAAGTAATCATTCTTCTTTAGCACACTCCATATTTAGATTTGAGGTTATTGGATTGTGTTTCTAAACTTTCAAATCCTTTTACAGTCATCCAAGTCACCATTGAGTATCGGTTTCCTTTAGTGACTGGTTCTACACCGTGACGATAATACCTATTGGAAGGAAAACATACTAAAAGACCAGGTTCAGGACGAACACGAATATGAAGGTCTGGAAATACAAAATCTCCACCCTCAAATCCATCATTCAAATATAAGACCATTGACAAATCACGATCTACTGTCTTTCTCCAGAGTTGTGTTTGGTCTGGTGCAGTCCATACACCCTCACCATCAATATGGGGTTGGTAATGTCCTCCTACACCATAGCAAAGTAGTTGTGGAACTTCACTACTATCAACTTCAAACTGATAAAAAGGATTAATAACTTGCTTTACAATGTGATGCATCAGTTCATTGACCTGTGGAAATACAGGTTCAATGGGTGCAATTTGAGTATCTCTTGTTTTCTTATCAGTAATCCATTCAGTTCCTCGTGTCTGATTGGATTTGTCTGGGTCAAATACTGAAAGGTCTTCTGTTTTTGAAGTTTTCATATGATGAACCAATGCATCAATACCTTCTTGACTGATGACTTTTGGTGCAATCAAAATTTTTGATAATAAATTCATTAGTAATAATGTAGTTTGAAGTATTTATCCTATTGGTGTATTGGCAGTTGCTGCTAATTGACTTCTCGCTAAACTTAATGGTCCTCTTGGTGATGCTTGAACTGAATCATTAGAGAAATCTAAACGGTTTACTGTTGCTACTGTTGTTGGAGTAGATCCTCCACCAAACCAACCATAGTTAGAGTTTCCTGATGCTGCTAAATCATCGGTTGCAGCAATAAATGAAGATCTAACTGATGCTGCTACGGAATCATTAGAGAAATTTATACGGTCTATTCTTGTGGATCTTGTTGCTATAACAATCCCACCACCAAACCATCCATAATCATAGTTTCCTGTTGCTGCTAAAGATCTTCTTCCTTGAGATAAACTGCCTCTAGTTGATAATGAATTTACATCATTTGAAAAATCCAAACGATTAACACCATTACTAGCAAACCAACCATAATTAAAGTTTCCAACTGCTGCTTCATTAACTTGAATTAATGGACTTGAATTTCTAATATTTATTCTTGTATCATTAGAAAAATTAATTCTATCTATTCTTGATATAGTTGACGGAGTTGATCCAGGATTAAGACCACCAGCAAACCAACCATAATTAGAATTGCTTACTGCTGCAGTTACGGCTCTTTCTATAGTTAATGGACTTCTCACAGATGCAGTTACAGAATCATTAGAGAAATTTATACGTTCCACTGTTGATACTGGTGTTGGTACAGCAGTTCTTCCACCACCAATCCAACCATAGTTAGAGTTTCCTGTTGCTGCTAAATATCCTCTTCCCGCAGTCAATGAACCTCTAGGTGATGCTGTCGCAGAATCATTAGAGAAATCTATACGATCTACTACTGCTGAAAATGTTGGAGATATAAAACCACCACCAAACCAGCCATAAGTTCCAGTTTTTGGAATAGTAGTACTGCGAGATCTTGCCTGTCCTGATGTTGCCCCCCCACTACCTTTTGCTGAACTTAATGGACCTCTTATATTTGCAGTTCCAGTATCATTTGAGAAATCTATACGATCTACTGATGATAATGGTGTTGTCTCTCCTGTTTTACCACCAAACCATCCATAGTTAGAGTTTCCTGTTGCTGTTAAATTATATCTTTCTTGACTCAATGGACCTCTCACTGATGCTGTTGCAGAATCATTGGAAAAATCTATACGGTCTACTATTGATGCTTGAGGTGCTGGAGTATAACCACCACCAAACCAACCATAATTAGAGTTTCCTGTTGCTGCCATTCGACTTCTTTCTGAACTTAATGGACCTCTAACGGATGCTGTTGAGGAATCATTGGAAAAATCTATACGGTCTACTACTGATACTGGTCCAGGAGCACCACCACCAAACCAACCATAGTTAGAGTTTCCTGTTGCTGCTAAAGAATCTTTTGCTAAACTTAATGAACCTCTTGCGGATGCCGTTGAAGAATCATTAGAGAAATCTATACGATCTACTACTGATGAAAATGTTGGAGATGTACTACCACCAAACCAACCATAGTTAGAGTTTCCTGTTGCTGCTAATCTATGTCTTGTTGAACTTAATGGACCTCTAACGGATGCTGTTGAGGAATCATTAGAAAAATCTATACGGTCTACTGTTGATACTGCTGGAGATGCCTCAGGAGCACCACCACCGAACCAACCATAATTAGAGTTTCCTGTTGCTGCTAATCTATGTCTTGTTGAACTTAATGGACCTCTAACGGATGCTGTTGAGGAATCATTAGAAAAATCTATACGGTCTACTGTTGATACTATTGCTGGTCCTGTGGTATAACCACCACCAAACCATCCGTGAGTTTGATTACTACTCCATGTTGTATTTGTAACAGTAGTATCAGTCACTAACATTACCAAACCAGTTGTGGTAATACCAGCAATCACAGAACCAACATAACCAGTAGTTGCATAAGAAACTGTTGTAGTTCCTGCAAATCCTGTGACTACAAAATTTCCATTATATCCAGTATATGCAACACCAGCAGCATCTGCAAGACCAGAAACTGCAATCTTTACACCAGTATAAAAAGGTGTAGTAGAAAGACCAGCAGTAGTAGAAAGAGTCAGAGTTGCAATACCAGCAGTAGTATCTAAAGTTCCACTTACAACTGTAATACCAGCACCAGCAGCAGTAGAATTAATATCTACAGCAGAAACCGTAACTGGATTTGATACATTTAGAAAAAATCCATCAAGACCAAATACGTCTCCTGCTGGCATCTACTTTCTCCTTATTGATTTCTGGATTCTAAAAGTTGCTGATGTTGTTCGGTTCCAGGTGCAAGCAAACCAAGGTCAGTATTTGTAACTTCTTCAATACCACGGAGAACTTTTTCCTGTAAGGTATTTAGGAATCTATCGGGGTCATTAATCGCATCGGCAAGTGAACCATAACCATTCTTGATTCTGTTTGTATCATCACTCACAAGAGTAGGTGCAGTTCCTCTTCTCATTGAGTGAAGATTACCGATACTAATACCAGTCTTGGAACTTACCATTTCATCCAGAGATTGCTCTGCAAAACGACGTTCCCAATAAACGTGGTCTTCTGCCTCAAACTGTTCTTTAGTAACTGTCTTGCCACCATTCAGTTCAATCAAACGATTAATAATCTTATCAAAGAAATTCATCTGCTGAATGCGGTCACGAATCTCCAACTCACAAGACTTCAGATAGTTTTGAGTTGAAATTGAATCTAAATCGTGCCAATAAAGTTTTGTGGAACCACCATTTGGTCCTGAAGTATGCCACTCTACAGGTTCATCAGTATTCTTACCTTTCCAACGATACTCAAACTCACGAACCTTCTCTTTCATCTCAATCAGTTTCTGCATATATCCTTCGGCAAGAATACGACGATTCTTAATTGCTGCCTGGAATGCTGCAGGAACTGTGTATTGCTCTAGAAGAAAGAACTTTTCAATCTGGAAATTGGTTCTACCTTGTGCCAGTTCTTTATCTGCTTCTTCCCAACGAAGTACTTCTTGAAATGCCTGTTGTAAATATTCTTCGTTACTTACTGCTTCCTCTGGGGAAATAATTTGCAGTTGGTTACAATTTTCAGTCATAGTGTTTTTACTAAATGGTTCTAATGTTTGTTTCCAAACGTTTGCAATTTTTTTCCAATCATAAGTTTCAGTAGCATAATGTGAAACAGATTGTGAAATTTGGTCGTAGTATTGCCTATCAGTATCAAAGAAATATAATGCAGATTTGCAGGCATCTATAAAGTTATTTAGGAAGTTGTCTGTAACTTGATAACCTTTTGTAGTTCTGATTCCTTCCATTGGAACAATATTTGCAATCTCATTAGAAACTTCTGGAAGTGCTCCAATATCAGTCAGAATTGGAAAACATCCACAAGACATTGCTTCTGCAAGAGAAACGCAGAATGTTTCTTCCCATATATTGGGATGAATAAAGAATGCAGCATCTTGTAGGTGCCATATCAGTTCTGCTTGGTCTACTGCTGGTGAGTAGATTACATTTGGAAATGATTTGATATACTCATAAAGTTCTGTATATGGGTCTTCTTCAATGTCATAAAGATTCATCGCAGAGAAAATCTTAAATGTTGCCTCTGGAATATGAGGAATGATTTGTGCTAATACTTCAAGACCTTTATATGGTATAGAAGTATAAATGAATGTCTTTGATTTTTTGCTGGAGTATGTGAATTGTTTTGATACACCTGTTGGAATTGTGACGATTTTATCTTCGGGAATGTGATGATACTTAATGAATTGTTCTCTACACCAGTTAGATGGAGAGACAATTAAATCACAAATTGAAAAATCAAAGTTAAGATAAACTGGTTGGTCGTAAGAATGCTGCGACCATAAGATTTTTATTGGTTTATTTGATTGTTGAAGTTCTTGTGGTAAATGAGAAACTATAATGTTTTCTGGAAACTTATAATATTCTTCAAGAAAAAAATAAGAACTTTCACTTGCTCCTGATTTCATAAATTACCTTGTTGTGTTGGAGGTTGCATCTAAATTATCTCTTGCCAAAGTTAATGGATTTCTTATTGCTATTGTTGCTAAATCATTCGAGAAATCTATACGGTCTACTGTTGATATACGTGTTGGAGTAGAACCACCACCAAACCAACCATAGTTAGAGTTTCCTGTTGCTCCCATTCTACCTTTTGCGAGAGATAATGTTGCTCTTCTCAATGGAACTGCTAAATCATTTGCAAAATCTATACGGTCTACAACTGACGTATGACTTGGAGACCCACCACCAAACCAACCATAGTTAGAGTTTCCTGTTGCTGCGTCATTAAATCGTGATTCTAAAAATGAACCTCTTGGTGATGGTGATGTTAAATCATTTGAAAAATTAATACGCCGCACAACAACAGAAAGTCCCCCACCAAACCAACCATAGTTAGAGTTTCCTGTTGCTGATAAACCAGGAGCTGCAGCAGGAAATGCAGTTCTTACCGATGCTGTTGCTAAATCATTCGAGAAATCTATACGGTCTACTCTACCTATTGGAGAATCTCCACCACCAAACCAACCATAGTTAGAATTTCCTGTTGCTGCTAAAAAATCTCTTGCTAAACTCAATGAACCTCTTTGTGATGCTGTGGGAGAATCATTTGAAAAATCTATACGTTCTACTGTAGATTTTGATCCTGGACCACCACCACCAAACCAACCATAATTAGAGTTTCCTGTTGCTGCCATATAATATCTGGATGCATTCAATGAACCTCTTAGTGATGCTGCTGATAAATCATTCGAGAAATTTATGCGGTCTATTGTTGATACTGCTGGTAATAATCCACCACCAAACCAACCAAAATTCCCTGCTTTTTGTCTGCGAATATTGAGAACTCCTGAGGTTGCTGCTAAATTACCTCTTGCAGTAAATAATAAACCTCTTGGTGATGCTGATAATAAGTCATTTGAAAAATCAATACGATCCACTGTTGATACAAATGCTGGAGATTCTGCACCACCAAACCAACCATAATTAGAGTTTCCTGTTGCTGCCATAGTTGCTTTTGCCGACACCAATGAACCTCTTACAGATGCAGTTACAGAATCATTAGAGAAATCTATACGGTCTACTGTTGCTACTGATGCTGGACCAGGAATGAGACCTCCACCAAACCAACCATAGTTAGAGTTTCCTACTGCTGAAGATTTTTGTCTTGCCAAACTTAATGGACTTCTTGGTGTTAATATTGCAAAATCATTTGAAAAATCTATGCGATCTACTGTCGAATAAACTGTAGGTGCAATATATCCACCACCAAACCAACCATAGTTAGAATTTCCTACCGATGATAATCTTTCTCTTGCCAAACTTAACGAACCTCTTGGTGATGCTGTTGCAGAATCATTTGAGAAATCTATACGGTCTACTGTTGATACTACTGCTGGAGTTGTAATAGACCCACCACCAAACCAAGCATAATTAGAGTTTCCAGTTGATGCTAAATCTGCTTTTGCCAGATTTAATGAACCTTTTGTCGATGCTGTTACAGAATCATTAGAGAAATCTATACGATTAACCGTTGATACTGAAGGAAATCCACCACCAAACCAACCATAATTAGAGTTTCCTGTTGCTGATAAACTTCGGTTTATTGAACTTAATGAACCTCTAGACTGTGCTGTTACAGAATCATTAGAGAAGTCTATACGATCTACTGATGATACATTTCCTGGTGTAATAAGTCCACCACCAAACCAACCATAATTCGCAACGGATTCTTTATTCAACCAATCACCAGTCAGTCGTCCACTACGAACTTCTCCAAGTGTAAATGCTCCAAATATATTGTTATTATTGATTGTCATTTACTTAGATAAACAAACTG